ATGAGTGGGAGCGTTGGAGTAGGACTGATCGTCTCCACGTCGGAATCAAGCTCCTGGATATCTGCATGGCTACCGTGGGGATCGTGGAGATCACCCACCAGAAGGTCGATAAGGACCAGGCGCTCAAATACGTTCGCGCCCTCCCTGAGACCCTCGAATGGATTGAGCACAAGAACGAGGTCACTCAGTTCCTGCGCCCCGTCTACGAGCCGATGGTGGTGCAGCCTAAGGATTGGGAAGACCCATTCTCAGGAGGTTATGTCAGCTCGAACATCAAGCCGTTGAAACTGGTCAAGACGAAGAACCGTGCCTACCTGGACGAGCTTCGCAACGTGGATATGCCCATCGTCTACGAAGCAGTGAACGCCCTTCAGAGGACGCCCTGGCAAATCAACAGCCAAGTTCTGGATGTCATGCAGACGCTCTGGGACAACGGCTCTGAGTTGGCAGGAATACCCCCTAGAGATGGCATTCCGATGCCCCAGGTGCCTCAGGACATCGATACAAACGAGACCGCAAAGCGGGAGTATCGGATCCAGGCTGCCAAGGCGCACATGCAGAACCTCTCAATTCTAGGACAAAGGATTGGGTTCTCGATTGCGCTGGGTATCGCGAAACGGTTTGAGCAATATCGGAAGATCTACTTCCCCTATCAGCTCGACTTCCGTGGTCGCATTTATGCAGTACCCCACCTGAACCCTCAGGGATCTGATTATCAGAAGTCTCTCCTCAGATTCGCGAATGGGAAACCGTTGGGCGAGGAAGGTTGGAAATGGCTGGCTATCCACGGAGCTAACGTGGCTGGCTTCGATAAAGTGTCCTTAGAGGACCGCGTAAATTGGGTGCTAGACAATGAAGAAGAAATTATTCGATGTGCAATGGATCCGTACAACGAACGGGGCTGGACAAGTAGTATCGGAGGTGTGGAAATTGACAAACCGTGGCAGTTCCTGGCGTTTTGTTTCGAGTGGCGGGGTTACACCGAACATGGTGATGCGTTCGTATCAAAACTGCCCGTGGCTATGGACGGTTCATGCTCTGGCATACAGCATTTCTCAGCGATGCTCAGAGACCACCTCGGTGGTGCGGCAGTCAACCTCGTTCCTCAAGAGCTTCCTGCTGACGTATACCAATTGGTCGCCAATAAAGTCATTGAGAAAGTCCGAGACGACGCCCACACTGGGACAGAAGACGGACTGGCACACACTGACGAAGGTACACCGTATGTGGTTGAAGGTACCCGATCCCTTGCCACCCAGTGGTTGCAGTTCGGAATTACCAGAAAAGTCACGAAACGGTCAGTAATGACCTTGGCTTACGGGTCCAAGGAATACGGTTTCAAAGAGCAATTGATGGAAGACATCATTCGACCTGCAAAACAGGCATCGATGATGGATCCCTCAAAGTTTCCATTCAGTGGCGATGGCTATCGCGCAGCGGCCTACATGGCCAAATGCATCTGGGTCGCAGTGAATGAAACTCTGGTGAAAGCATCTGAGGCCATGAACTGGCTTAAGCATGCCGCAACACTTGCCGCTCAGGAACAGTTGCCAGTCAGGTGGACTACCCCCGTAGGTTTCCCAGTGATGCAAGCCTATCCAGATATGGAACAGCGAACCGTAAAGACAGCGATCAACGGTAAGACCGTCAAGCTCACCATGTATACGGAGAAGGACAAACTAGATCGGCGTAAACAGTCCCAAGGGATTGCCCCGAACTACGTGCACTCCTGCGATGCCGCACACATGATGCTGACAGTCGTACGGGCAAAGCAAGAAGGCATAGCCAACTTTGCGATGATCCATGACTCCTTTGGCACAACCGCTGGAGACGTGGAAGATCTCTATCACGTAGTCCGCGAGGCCTTCGTTGAGATGTATGAGGAGATTCCAGTCCTGGAAACATTCAGGGATGAGATCTCAACCCAGCTCTCTTCAGAGAACCGAACGAACTTAGAGAATCTACCCGACAGAGGGCAATTGGAGCTGAGTCGCGTTTGCGAGTCACGCTACTGCTTTGCCTAATCGCTTACCAGTCGGCAAGTATTTCCTATTGTCCGACACTTGGATAACCACCGCTTGGAGCACTGAAGAATGTTTAACGTTGTAATGCCTGATGGCACCGTCCGTGTTGTGAAGACAAAAGCTGAGGCTTTCCGTCTAATTGCACAAATGAAAGAAGCCTACGAAGGCTATTTGAAATAAGGAATTATATGAGTAAGAAACCAAAACTCGCCCGTTATGTATCACCTACGGGCGTGGCGCAGTACCCACACTTGAATAAGCCTGACACAAAGTTCAATCCAGACGGAGAGTACAAGGTCAACCTCGAATTGAATGCCGAGGAAGCCTCAGAAATCTTGTCATTCTTGGATGGACATATGGCTGACTCTTTGGAAAAAGCCAAAGAGGAGAACGCGGGTAAAAAGATCAAGCAAGCCGATGCACCATATTCCGTTGATGAGAATACGGGCAAAGTCACAATCCGCTTCAAGCTTAAAGCCAAAGTCACTCCGAAGAACGGAGAGCCGTTTGAACAGCGTGTAGCAATCTTTGATGCCAAGGGTTCTCCGATGACTTCGGCCCCTAACATCGGCGGGGGCACGAAGCTTAAAGTGTCGTACGAAGTTATGCCGTTCTACACCTCACTGATTGGTGCAGGAATCTCTTTGCGGGTTCGTGCAGTTCAGATCATCGAGCTAGTTGAGTACAGCTCGGCGGGTGCTGGAGCCTACGGCTTCGGTGAAGAGGATGGCTACGAGGCAGATACCACTGCCAATAACAATGAGTTCAACGACGAAACGGAAGAGTCCGAAAAGGACTTCTAAGCCGCTCTCGTCAAAACAAGTAGGCCTGAAATACGGCTTTCGATCTGGACTAGAAGAAGCAATAGCTCAGGACCTCACCTCGAAAGGGGTGGGGTTCACTTTTGAAGAGACGGTTATCACTTATCAGAAACCCGCAAAGGTCTCGAAGTACACACCAGATTTTGTTTTAGAGAACGGCATCATAATTGAATCGAAGGGACGCTTCCTTACGCAAGACAGACAGAAACACCTGTTAGTGCAGAAGCAGAACCCGTTTTTAGATATTCGATTCGTATTCAGTAATTCAAAAACCAAGATCAGTAAGCGCAGCAAAACAACCTATGGGGATTGGTGCGAGAAGCATGGCTTTCCGTACGCTGACAAGCTTATTCCTGAGTCTTGGCTTAAGGAATAATATGTATAACGCAAATACCAAGGACAGAAAGTCCACGGATTATATTGCGATCCACTGCTCGGCCACTAGTGAGAAGCTAGATATCGGCGCAAAGGAAATCGATAAGTGGCACCGAGGTAAAGGGTGGGCCTGTATCGGGTATCATTATGTCATTCGACGTGATGGTACTCTTGAGGAAGGGCGCAGCGAATCCCAGATCGGCGCACATGTGCAGGGCTTCAACGAGAACTCTCTCGGCATCTGCATGGTCGGTGGTGTGGACGCAAACGACGTGACTAAAGCTGTCAACAATTTTACGCCTGAGCAATTCGAGACACTTAAAGATTTACTCACTGTCTTGAAGCTCAAGTATCCGAAGGCGAAGGTGCAAGGCCATCGTGACTTTCCTAATGTCAAGAAGGCTTGCCCTTGCTTTGATGTAGCAACGTGGCTGAAAAGTTTTTAGCCAAAAAATTTTGTAGTGATCTCCTAGTTGTAATTTCGGGGTGGACTTCGGTTCACCCCATTTTTTTCAAGAACAAGGAACTATGACAGAAAACGATAGCGAATTTATTCGTCACATCCCTTGTGACAACTGCGGATCATCCGATGCGAACAGCCTGTATACGGACGGACACACCTTCTGCTTTAGTTGCAACACGCACAAGAACGGAGACGGCTCATGCAGCGAGCCTTCGGAAAAGCGCAAGCCAGGGACATTGATCTCTGGCAGTTACCAAGATTTGGCCAAGAGGAAAATCAAGGAAGAAACGTGTCGGAAGTTTGGGTACCAGGTTGGCGAGTACAAGGGGAAGACTGTTCAGATTGCTCCGTACTACGATGCCAGTGGAACCCTTGTTGCCCAGAAGATCCGTGGGGCAGACAAGTCCTTTACGGTACTGGGTGACATCACCAAGGCACAACTCTTCGGTGCAAACCTGTGGAATCAGGGAAAGAAAATTGTCATCACTGAAGGAGAGATCGATGCCCTTACCGTTTCGCAAGTCCAGAACAATAAGTGGCCCGTCGTCTCTGTGCCCAACGGAGCGCAGGGAGCTGTCAAGGCTCTCAAAAAGAACCTCGACTATCTC